GGTGCTGGTGCTGGAATTGGCTGTGGCTGTGGCTGTGGCTGTGCTTTCGGTGTGCTTGCTCCGCCTGCTTGCATGCTGTGTATTTGATTCTTTTTGTTCGTAACTGAAATATTACCTTTCGGCGGATATCCTACAACCTGTTCATAAACTGCATTCAATTCCGCTGTATTCATTTCCCAAAGCTCCAGCCATGAATATGGCTTCGTTTGTGGCTGTGGGTCATACGCTTTCAATCCGCCAAGCTTCATGTCCTCCGGAACGGGTCCTTTGGCCCGCATAACGCCCTCTCGTGCAGGCATGCGTCTAAGATTATTGTCTTCACAAAACTTCTTATTATACGCTGACCATTCCCTTGCTTTTTTGATTGCTTTGTCTTTATCCGCTTTTGTGATTGCCACCGTTGCGGCCTGCTTATAATGCCGTATTTTGCGCTCATTACTGCGCTGTTTCATCAGCAACTTGTTTCTTGCATTGTTTGCAGGATTCTCCGGATTCAGCTGTGTTTGTCCGGGCCCGTCCAGCTCAGGAATGTGTGACGCCATTGTGTGCCGGCAATTCGGGTGAAATACGCCCGCCGCCCGTGCGTCATCAACTGTCATATAGCCAGGCGTCTTTCCTGTAATGCTTAAGACAACGCCTTGCCAACGCTGACAAATTGGACAGGTCGTCCCTATTCTGCTTATTTTTATCAAGTCATTGCTCAGCTCAACCGCCCTGTCTAAATGCCCCTGTCTGGCGGCCTGCGCTGTAACTGTTCTCACACACATCTCAGCATAAGAAGCCAAATTCCACTTCCTGCCTGCTGTGTCCATGAATGACGTGATTCCCTGCGCCAGCATAGCATTTAGCATTCCCTGCGTCGCTTGTATTCGCGTTTCTGTGCCCATCAGGACGCCCGTTGCGGCCTGCGCTTGTATTTCCCTATATGTATCATCAACACTTCTCAGGACCTGCTGATTTGAATCGTCAAGCAACTTATTCGTTGCCAATATTAAATTCTGAACGCTCATAGGAATATGCAATTCTGACATGATTGTCTTTTTGCTGTTTGCGTCCGCTTCTGCGCTGTTCACGCCATGTTTGTAGGCGCTGATTATTGCCCCGCCCACTTTTGTCTTAGCGTATTTTGTCTTATTGTTCATCATCGCCGTTATATCAGCCATCATTTCCTGCGTGTCTTTTTGCTTCTTTAACAACGAATCTGAAACGGCACCTTTTGCGCTTGCTTTCGTGACTTTTGCCAATATGTCCGCTTCTGTCTTTGAATACATCACAAACAAGTCATTCAACAATGCGTCATTTATACTTGGACTTATTGCCACAAGTCACACCTCCTTGGTTATTGTTTTTGAAAGAACGTTTTCTTGCCTGCGTCTTCCGCTTCACCTATCGGCTTTCCTGTTTCCGCCGCTTTTTTCAACTGCTCAATGTCCAGCGATTCCTCGGGTGTTTCCATGGGCGCAGGCGCTGATTCATTCAGTATCAATTCGACTTCCTTTTTAACTTGCTCGTCTGACCATTCCGGATGGGCCATTCTGACCTTTGTATCCGTACTGGCTGCGATGGCGTCGGCAAGCATTTTCACACATGTCGCTGTCTCAGTCATATTGTTTGACACGCTGTCTTTGAACTCAACATCGACATCAAACTCACAGGAAATCTTCCCGCCCATTTCCTCGGTGTAAAGCATGCACATCGCCTTGACAAGATGTTTCAAGGGCTTTTCCCAATAGCTTTGTTTTTTGCTGTTCGTAATGAAGCTCTTGCGCTCGCGAACGTTCAACGCTGTGCCTGATTCTGCCCTGCCCTGAATATTCAAACCGAAGCTTTGCGGGCTGTACCCTGCGGACGTTATTATCCTGTCCATAAGATTGAGCGTCGTCTTTTCAAACTGCTCTGCCCTCAAATCAAACTGAACAACTGTAATCAAATCAGCGTCCGCCTGCGGGTCAATATCCAGCTTTTTGTAAACGCCTTCCTCATAGTCAAACTCCTCTTTGTCGCCTGAGCTTTTGAACATGTCTTCAGAAACAAGCAATCTACCCCTTGCGATACGAACGTCATTCATCCATGCGGAAAACGTTTCATCAAGCTTGTCCATCATAATTTCCTGCCCTGCATAGTCACTGCGCCCCAAGCAACTTGTTCTGCATAGTCTATTCGGCAACATGTTGGGAATATACACCGCCAAAAGAACGTCCGGCGTCTCTACCTTTTCAGGAACCTCCTTTGTGCTTTCCAGCGTGGTCAATGGAACATTTTCGCCAAGCTTTTTGTCCGTGCCTTTGAACAATGCTGTTTCAATAGCGCCTTTTGAGTATTCCTCAATCGTTCTGTAAACTGCTTTGTCTCCTGCAGGCGATTCAAGCGTTTTATAGAAACGTACACTTTCCAGCATGCCAAATTTAAACGTCGCCTCGGCGTCATCAGGCTGTTCTACGACGACGATTGGATAATCGCTCAGCTCGCTGTCCCATGCCAGCTTCAGGAACACGCCACCCAGCCCGCTCGCAATGTCTGCGCCCTGCACAATGCTCTCATAGAATCCGCTTCTATCAAGCATAAGGCCCAGCTCTTTTTGGTCATTTACAAGCTCTGTTGATTCTGCATTATACTGCGAAAACTTTATGACGGGCGTCTCACCAAACAAAAATCCTGCAGAAGTGTCCGCAATGTCTGTCGCTATCGGCACATGAATAATTGAGCTCGCATCGTTCTTATGCGCCCTGCCCCAGAATCGTGCTTTCCTGCCAACAGAATGCACCAAGCCAAAGGCATTTATTGCGTCAAACAACGTGTAAAAATTGACCAGAATGTCAATCTCCCCGCCATACCATGCGGCATGTTCTTTCATTTTGAACCTTTCAACTGTGCTGGAAATTAGCTTCATGTTTTTTGCGTCCATACTTCTCCCTCCGTTTTTGATATAGTGATATAATTTTCGTATATTGAACCTTTCAGCTGTTCGCCAAAAGTGTCAAACAACCCTGACAATACTTCGTGCACCGCAACTCTGTTCATCGTCGTTCTGGGCTTGCTTATTGCCCTCACATTCCCTGTTTCTGCATTAAGGCTTATATCTGTATCGCAAATGAATGCAAGCGCAGAACAGGCCATCTGAATACTTCCTGATACGTATGCACAAACTATGTCTTGACCGGCTGGAGCATAATTCGCATGGCCTAAACATTCAAACCCTTTTAACATGTTGTTCTCGTCTGTGTAAACTTGTATCTCTACCATATTTCCTCCATTATGCTATATTTTTATTTATGAGCCCTTGTTTGACCTCTTGCTGAATGCGTGTTTTAAGAAGCGTCTTGAGAAGCATTCTGTTCCCATTTACAACATACCTTAAAGCGTCCATGCAATGGTCGTTCTGTTTGACGGGAATGTCCTCTCCCCGCTCTGTTTGTGCTTTGGCGTCCCACCTGTATGCGCTGAATTCACGTATTGTATATTCACATTTACTTAAAACATAGAGCATATTGGCCTCTAAAAGACTACTTGTCATTTCAATGCCCTTTAAAACTTCGTTATCTGCTTCACGTATTTTGCGCTCCCCATCTTCTCGTAACTGTGTGATGAAACCTTTTGCTGATGGGTCAATAAACACGTGCTCTCGTTGCACAGGGACGCCCTCAACGCCGTTTTTTATAAGCCATTTAAAATATTGTTTGCTGTATCCTCGCGGTGAATACTGCACGTCTGCTGACTTGCCCTCATGGTAATACTCGTCCAAGATATAAAGCTTGTTATCACTGCCCAAACCTATCAACAAGAAAACTGTTGCATTCGCTTGTCCGTAATCCACGCCAACCCAGCGTTTGTTTATCTTCACGTCTGCCGGCACTTTGTGTAGAATAAAGCTCTTTTTGAACATGCTATATATAACGCCCTCAGCCATAACCCAAAGGCCTAATATAAATCTATCGTAAAAGATTCCGCTGTATCTGCGTTTATACACATCAAGCGTCTTTTGGCTCAGCGATGGATTGTCTGTCATTAAGAAGTGTATGTGAAGCGCATTTTTTTCCTTTAACTTATCCAGCCATTCCAGTTTAAACCAATGGAACGGACCATCCGGATTGCAATTAAACCACAACTTCGCACCATCAACAGAACATCTTGCGCATGCTTGTTCTACGAAGCTTCTTGGCATTAGCGCAACCTCATCAAACAGGAATCCAGAAGCGGTGAATCCTTGCACCAAATCTTGCGAACGCTCATCTCTACCGCCGAATATATAATAAGTATTATGAACGCCTTTCCTGCTGATAACATAAGCGTCATTTGAATCCGGCATCTTTCGCACCTTATAACCTCTGCCTCTCAGCATTACTCTAAGCGGCAACCAAACATTCCTTTTGAAACTGCTTATTGTCTTTCCAGTCATACCAAAATTTGAATTATTGAACGTGGACATTGACCAGATGATGTAGGACAGACTCATTATCAATGTCTTTCCAGCTCTGACTGACCCATCGCAGATGATAGCGTCACACTCGCTGTGAGGGCTGTCTTTAAGCCACCAAGTCAAAACTTTCATCTGCTTCTTTGAGAATGTCTGAAACTTAAAAATAACATTGCCCAAAACTTGTCTTCCCTCCTTAAAATAATCCTTGTATGTATATTATTGCTTTGCTAAATACTGCCACGATTGAGGCCAGATATAACGGAAATACGACCAGAAAGAATTTTATCATATTGTCACTTCCTCCCTTTCAACAGACAAAACCGCCCCGTGACTGGAGCGGTCCTGCAATGTTTATTTTAATTGTTACGCTGTTATTCCCCACTTTTGAACATCAGGATGATTGTACAATCCAAATATGAGCTCGAGGAATTGCTTTTCCTTGTTCACGTTATAATCAAATTCAACAGAAACTTGAACAACTTCATTGTGAAATCTTGCTGTTGCTAAAAATTCCGCACGCAAATACCCTCTTACAATCTTTATCTCAACACCAGAACATATCAGCTCAAAAATCATTTGCTGTGCAGTTTTCACATAATCACCCCGTAAATCGTTAACGTCACCGTCTGCTCTGGTGTCAACGTTTTGCCTGTGCGTATTGCTTCCCAACAATCTGTGAGCTTATCAAATGCCGCTTCTGCTTGCCCTAATGCGTCATAGAGCTTGCTCATGTCGTAGGCGTCTGTATTTACCTGAGCCAATGCACATGCTCTCGCTGAAGCGTTTTCTGTTCTCAGCATGCCTGCAATCTCTGCCGAACGCTTGCCATTCATTAACTCGTCAAACAAGTCGCCAGGAACATCATAAAACAAAACTTTTTCTCTGTCCGGATTATATCCGCAAACATGCTCGCATTCCGGAAATTGACAGTTTTCGTATTCGCATGTTGGTCCGCCTGTGTAATGTTTGCGAATAAATGCTTTGACCTTATCAATCGTATCGTTGTTCATTATTCGACCTCCTCGTCATTCCTGTGATTGCCTCTTACTTCGTTTTCGTTTTCTGCATTTGTGATGAATGTTGCCAGCAATGCTCTGTCTTCTCTTGTCATCATAAATTCCTCTGCGTGATTAAAAATGTGATTGAGCATGTCCAGCGCCACGAAGTCTGCGGGATTCTCCAGAACCCTGTAAAGCATTTCTTGCTTGATTGCCTTTGCCGTTGTTTTTGTGAATGTCATGCTGTTGTTCCTCCAAACGTTATTCAGTTTTTAAACTGTAAGACAAGTATAACACGAAATCATTCAAATGTAAAGCTTTTTTTTAAATCTTTTTTGGCCTGTTCGACTTTGCTCGTATAGTCTGTCTCCTGAATGCCATTCTGAAGCATTCTAAGCGCCTTTGTGGGCCCTAAATTGTACAGCATCAAAATACCCGCTTCTCCGTATTTATCGCCGTATTTGGCGCTGTAATCGCCCAGAATGTAGATTCCTGCTTTTGTGTTTTGTTCAAAGCTTAAAAAGTCATTTATATTCAAAAGCTTTCCCAAACTTGCGTGATTGCTGTCCCGTATTTGCATTATGCCGAAGTCATGACCATCGTCTGAAATTGCACCGGCGTCAAACTGCGATTCCGCCTGCATTACTGCAAACGCTGTGAGCGGGTCAACATTATACTGCTCGCATAAATCAATGACATATATTTGCTGATAAACATCCAGCGGGATATCATAAAACATCCGTTTTTTCTGTTCCTCTTGGCGTATTCTTTCCGCTTCCCGCTCTGCATACGACGGGCCAACCAGAACATACTCATAGTCGAAATCTTGCTTTTCAGGAACGTATGGCGTCATACAATCTTTTGTTGAGAAATACAACGCCACGCCTAAAATGCACATAATAACAAAAATCAAAAAAGTCTGCGCAGATTCAACAAACACTTCAAGCTTTTTCATTACTGCTCCTCCATTTGCAAAAGTTTGTCGATGTCACCCTTGACCTCATAATCTGTGTCTCCGGATACGATGAAAACATCATTCAAAAACGCTTCATAATGCCCGTCTACCCATCTTATATCATAACCCTTGTAAATCATAAGTCATCATCCCAACTTTCATTTACTGTGCCTCTGAGCGCTTCTAAGAAGCCATCGTCCTCATCCTCATCGTCGCCCAATCCGGCCCGCTGTTGTTCAATTTCCAACTTCTTTTCCATGATTTGAAGTTTGCGCTCTTCGAGCTTTTGTTTCCAGTCCTTTGGCATTTCATCAAAAAATCGTTCAAGTCTGGACAGGGCTTGAAATTTGTCATACATTTCAATCGAGATTCCGTCTTTTCCCCTGCGTATGCTTTTGACAAGCTGTCCATCAATCATGTCCGAATTTGCCAACTTTAAACTGTTTCCTGTCGTTGTCACGAAGTCTGTTATGTCGGCGAACGCAATCCGTGCATATTGGTCAATTATGTCCTCAGGGCGAACGCTCATTTTGAACGAAATTCTGAGCTTTAACCATGCCAAATATAGATTGACGTCGTCACGCTGTCTTAATTTCCAGCCTAAAGAATGTGCTGATTCCGACGTGTAGCCCGCTCTTTTTGCCGCAATTTTTGAGTTGAAATTGTTGACATATATCTCGCACCATTTGCGCTGTTTATCATTTAACGTCAAACAAGCTTCCTCACGGGTCATCACACACAATTCTTTTTCGGTGTACTCGGTGAAGTGTTTGTGATATGTTGTAGGCATTTTTTCCTCCTTAACGCCTACAACATTTATCACATTGCAGGCGCTCAAATATCTAATTTTTCTTGATAATATTTCGCATTGTTGATTGTTTTTTGATTCATTTCAGCCCTGTATCCTGCTGACTTGCAACTCTTGCAATCATACGCTTCATTGATGAAAAACGAACAGTGAAATTCCTTGCAAGCTTTGCACCGGCTTTCCCACGTTCCGGATTCATCAAAAACATAATAAACCGTAAGAACACATTTTGGAAAATCGCTCAACTTGTCAAACTGTATATTCCAAGTTATATTGCCAACTTCAATATCTGTGTTTTTGCATGCAAGAATATTGTTCGCAACCCATTTGCAGGCGGCCAAATACGCTTCTTTTTTCGTGTCCGCTGTGAACGCTGGAATCGTCGCTGAAATTTTGGAAATGATTTTCATGATAAATTCCTTTCAATTACTGTGTTTAACCAAACATTTTTCTTGCGCGATTTTGTCCGCTCGCTCGTTGTAATGGTCACCGGAATGCCCTTTGATTTTTACGAATTCAACTTCTGTCTCTGCCATTGCTCTGTCCAATGCGCCCCACAAAATTTTGTTTTTGACCAGCTCGTCCGCTTTTGTCATCCAGTCGTTGCGCTTCCACTTTGCAAGCCATCCCAGATTGACAGAATTGACCACGTAGGCGCTGTCTGATTTGATTGTAACTTTATCCGGAGAATGCTTTAAAGCTTCACACAGGCCTCTCAGGGCCGCCATAAGCTCCATCTCGTTGTTAGTGGTCAAAGCTTGCCCGCCGCAAACGATTTTTTCCTGCTTTCCCTCTCTGTCAAATAACAGTATCGCCGCCCAACCGCCTGCGCCGGGATTGTTTTTGCATGCGCCATCGGTATAAATCACGATTTTTTTCATTGCTCTTCCCTGCTTTTTGCATACATAAACAACGCCAGCTTCTGGAACGTTTCATATATTGTGGTGCCGTATACTGGACCAAGCCATTCCTGATTCTTGTTTTTAACGCTTGCAGTATAAACCGGAATCCGCTTGCTCGCTTCGATATCTTTCACTGAGGATACCATAACATATTGAACCTGATAACCATATTTTCTTTGTTGCGCCCATAGTATCTTATCCAATAAATGAATGCTGACTTCCTCGTCAACCGCAACGTTTTGCGCAACGTGAGGAATTTTCCTCACCCATGAATCTATCAGCCGTTTGTCCTCGTCCGTGATTATTTGCTTTATCAAAATGTCTTTTAACTTCATAAAACTGACCTCCTCTAAAATACGGAAACAGGGACCGGAGTACATTTTCCCCCGGCCCCCGTTGCGGATTAGATATCCCAATCCTCGTCGTCATCATCGTCCTTTTTGGACTTTTTGCCTTTTTTGACGGGCTCCGGAGCTTTGCTTGATTTGCCGCCTTTTTTTGCCGGAGGCGGGGGAGCGCTTTTCTTGCTCTTTTTGGGAGCGGGCTCTTCATCCTCGTCCTCGTCTTCGTCCTCGTCATCGTCTTCTTCGTCCTCATCGTCATCCTCGACCGGTGCGGGCTTTTTCTTTTTCGGAGCGGGAACAGGCTCAGGTGCCGGCTTGCTCTTCTTTTTGGGCGGCGGCGCTTCGTCTTCGTCGTCATCGTCATCTTCGTCTTCGTCATCGTCGTCTTCGTCATCGTCGTCCTCAACCGGAGCGGGCTTTTGCTTTTTGCCCTTTACGACCTCAGGTGCCGGAGCGGGCTTTTTGTCCTTTTTCGTCGGTGCAGGCGCCGGAGCTTCATCTTCATCCGTGTCTTCAGTGCTTTCAACGTCTCCCTTTAAAACACTTTCGACTCTGCGTGCAGTAATGTAATCCGGCAAACATTTCGCAATTTCAAGCCCTGCTTTGTTCACCTGTGCCGCATTGATTGCAAACAGTGGAAATCTCCTGCCGATGTCCTGCGTGGCTTCCTTGTCCCCTTTTTGAATCGCTTCGATTGCTTCCGCAACTCTCCAATTCTTTGCCATTTGATTTTTCCTCGCTTTCATTTTTGTTTTTATTTTCAGCCCAACTTTGGACCTGAGAACATCTTAACACGATTCGCTGAATTTGTAAAGCTTTTTTTCGAAGTTTTTTTGAATTATTTTCTTATTTCATCAGGAAAACTAAAACCCTAAACGCCAGCGCCAAAATACCCAGTGCAAATATAATCAGAATTGACCTTGTGGCGCTGTTTGTTTCCGGGCGTGTTATTGCGCTTGAACAAGATATAAACACAACCACAATAACAAGAACAATCAATAGAAGTGTAATTCCTGCCGCTGTTGCCATTTAAACGTCCTCCTCCGGAAATTCCGGCTCATTGTCTTCCTCAATTTCAACCATTGCGCTGAACTGGAACTTTGCGGCCTCCGTGCCAATTAACTTATTTATATTGTCTGTGTCCGCATAGTCGCAAAGCGTCGTGAATTTTAATTGCCCCTCGCCGTCATTGTCAATCTTAATTTCCTTGACGCGAAATGTTCCGAGCTTCATTGGAGCTTCATCCGGCAATTTTGCCGCGATTGTCGTATCCACGTTCAAAAACTGAATCATCTTGATGTAATTTTCCATCTCGTCGTATCTGCATTTGAGCGCAATATCCAGATTTTGATTCTGCCGGACGGAATGTCCGTTGTAAGTACCTACGACCGTTGTTTTGATTTTCTGTTCCATTTTTTTGACTCCTCTTCATAAAATTGTTTTCTTGCTTCCAGATTGCTTTCCGCTTTTGTTTTTGTTTGTTTGCGCTTTTGTGTTGGCACAAATTCCAATTTATTTGGACTGCACACGCCTGTCTCTATAAGCTGTGCAAGCTCCGGAATGTCTGCAGGTCTTGCCAAAATATACACATCATCGTCCTTTATAAACTGAATCACAAATATTGGTATTTTGTGGGATATTGTCGCATTATATTCCAGCGTGGTGAAGTCTTTCAGTCTTATTTGCATACTGTCTTTATCCGTGCTTTTTAGCTGTGCGATGACAAACTCGCTTTGACCATCCTCCTTTTCTATCCAGCCCGCTCCTGAGTTTTTCGTTGGCTCAAGCCCCAAAATCCTCATCACTTTACATTCGTTTTTCCTGTACCATCTCGTAGAGCGTTTTTCCATTTCAACAGCAACCTTTTTTCATGCGCTTGATTGTTCTTAGCTCATTGAATTCTTTAATCAGCTTATCATAATCTAAGGAATTTACAAACTTATCCAAATCCACGCTTTCATTATAAAATAGATTGTTGAGTTTATAAAACTGAATTAAATCGTTTAGGCCATTTTCTGCCGCGAATTTCATGTTGCAATTATCCCATATGATTGGAATACAATCTACACATGCACATTCGATGAAGCGCTGATACGAAAACTCTTCCAAACAATAAGCCGGAGCAATGAAGCTGAACTCTGATTTGGCGCAAAGTTTTATATAATCAAATTGGTCACACAACTCATTCAAACCTGTGAACTTGTCTTTTCCGCAAATCATAAAACCGTCTGCCTCATAATACTTGCTTATCATATCAGACAGGTATTTTCTCGTAACCATCGAAACTGTATAACCAAATATAAATTTGCATTGTTTGCGCTCTGGCTTGAATGTTGCTGAAATATATCTCTCGTAAAAATTGCTGTTCACAATACCTTTTTTCTCATTTGCGTAAATGCTTATCCTCTTGCAACGTATGCCCTCAAACACGTCAACCAAATTTGGCTCCAGCCAATAAACTATATTGTGGACAATCGGTATATTCTGCGTCACTGCCAAATTTATAATCGTAAACACTTTTTCGATGTTTGTCGCAATGCTGTTGTATGATATGCGCTCTTTCCTTTGCTCTACAAGCTCTCTGAGCGCCTTAGGATTGACGAAGCTCATACACCCATATAGATACAGCATGTCAAAATGCTTATCAATCAATACTGCTTCCCTGCGCTCATTTACGCTGAAAACTTTGCTTTCTTTGTCAAAGTCCAAAACATTTACAACACGAACGCTGAAAGTGTATCCGCCTTTATCAATCATCTTTTGCTGTCTTTTGCGCATTGTTTCAGAAGTTACAATGTATGTGACATCACACCCCTTATTTGTCATGCGCTGTAATTCGTGAAAAAAAGCGCCAAATATTACACCCTGATAATCTGCAGTCGCAAGACCGCAACACGCTAAAATCTTCATCTTTTACCTTTCCGAGCCTCAACTCTAAATCAAATTCCTTTCGTCTTTGCGCTCAATGCGAATGTTGCATGAACCTTTATCCAGCGCAATTCCTCCTCAGTCAAATTGTTTAACAAATTAAATCCTGACCCGCCGTCGTATCCTGAAAACGCTTTTGAATAGGTCGCCGCATTTGCGCTTTTGGGAAACATCTTAAGAAGCTTTGCAAGCTGTCTCGTGTTCTTGTCATACACGTTGTCGCTGACCAGATTGTCGTCTAATGTATAGTATATATATGAATGAACAAGAATCCAGCGCTCCAGCAGACAGATTTTTTCGTATGGTGTAAAGTACGGATTGTCAAAAAACATGTTGCCGCCCCCTTGCTTCGGGCAACCGGCGGAGGAGGCCGCCGGCGGCCTTTTTATTCCTAAGCTTTGAGAAGCTGTTGGAATGCTTTATTGTAACGATTTTCGTCCATGTTGTACAGCTTAAAGGTCTTTATTGTATCGTTGTCCAATCCTTTGAAAACTGCTATTTTTAACACTTCTTTAAGGTCAACGGCGCTCTCCAGCTTCATCATTGTAATTATGCACCTATAAGAAAACGTTGTCCTGATTCCGTTATCGCTTGCATATTTGCGGAGCGCTCTGACAAACTCAACCAGCTCCATGTTACCTTTTGCAAGCGAAATCTCTATTTTCTCGCTGTATCCAAACTCGATGATGACAAACCTGTCAAGCGTCGCCATGTCCAGAACCATTCTTCCTGTGTAAAGCTCATCAGCGCCGCTTCCCACTGTATTGCCCGCCGCTACAACCCTGAAATCCTCGTGAGCCGTAATCTTACCGTTCGGGAACTCAAAATACTTGTTTGCAATCGCCGCATTGAGCAGAACCAAAACTTCGGGGATTGAAGCGTCCATTTCGTCTAAGAAAAATAACCCGCCTTGTGTAAATGCTTTGTAAAACTCTGTCTCGTGGAACACGCCACCGGCGTCAATAAAACCTGTGATTTTGTATTCCTGCTGAACGCTGTTTGTGAAGTAAAATTCTAAACCTAAAACCTTCGCCGCTTGCTCCAGCGTGTGATTCTTTCCGGAGCCTGCAGGGCCCGCCAAATAAACTGGAACGTTCTCGCCTATGCAGGTCTTAATCAACTCAAACTTTTCGTGGAACACTTCGCCGCTCTCTTTATAAACAAATTTTTTCTCTTCCGGAACCGGCATTGGAGCGGGCTGTGTATCTGCTTCTGGAATTTTAGCTTCAGATGGATTTTTCTTAAAAACTTCTGCATACGTGCCCAGATTTTTTATTTCGTATTGCTCCGGTGTGAACTGCACACCTTTCTCCCACTCAGTAATTTTTGAATCAAAAGCGAACACATCGTCGTCCAAGAAAAATAACGTTTTGCCTTTAAACTGTCCGAATGTTCTCGTATATGCCTTGCGCTTGTATTGCTTCTCCGTGCCGTTTTCTGCTACCTTAACAAACAAATAGCCGTCAAATTTGTAAGACTTCGTGATAGATGTGATGATTTTTTCCATTTTCGTGCGCTTCCTTTCGTTTATCAAAACAATGTTTTCCTGTGGTATGATAGTATCTTAACACGAAATAATCGAAAATGCAAGCTTTTTTTTAAACTTTTTTTATTTATTTTCAAAAACTTTTGCGATGGTCTCATCCGTTGTGTCTTTTATATCTCTCAGCATAACAATCTCGCCCGCCGGAACGTATTGCAAAAGCTCTTCTCTGCGGAGGGCAAAACCATATCCGCTGTGTAAACCGTAGCCAGCTTCCGGAACAACTTCAATGTAATTAAATAAGAACCGGCGGAGCATGCTCGGATGGGCCATCAAAAACGCCATCTTGGAAACTGAAAATCTTTCGCTTGCATTCTTTATGCGAATCTTTGCGATGTGTTTGTATCCGCTGGAGCTGTCCCTGCTCCCAAATATAATGTTTAAGTTTACGCGATAACCCTCGTCCTCAAGTTTTTTAACAACTGCAAGCGCATTCGCTGAATATCTAATAATATCCTCCGCCGAATACCACCCATTAAAAGAAACGTCCTTATTGATTGTGATGATTTTTTGCTTCATGACCACTTTTTTCTGATTCGCCATGTTTTCCGGAATGCCCTGAATATAACGAGGAACGCAGGGTGTGAAGCCAACAACATCAAAAAACATTCTGCGCATATATTTGTCTTGCGATATCTTTTTGAGCTCTTTTTTCAGCGCTTCATTCAGTCTGAGCGCTCCCTTATCCCAGCCATGCTCCATAAGATTCACCGCTTCTGTGTAGCATGATGTCCCAATCCAGCCCTCGGAATCGTCCGCCCTGTGGGACTTCTTAATCTTGTCGCCTGCGAAAACCTTGTTCACCGGTGTTGTCTTAATGTATTGCACAAACTCGTTTATTGATGTGAATTCCCTTGTCGTTGCGTTTGCGTTTTGTGTTGTTTTGATTGCCATTTTTAACATCCTCCAAATACTGTTTTTCTTGGGTACGAGAACATCTTAGCACGAATGAATGCAAATGTAAATAGTTTTTTGAAAAAAGTTGAAATATTTTTTTGATGTGTAAAACATGCATTACATTATGTTATATTAACTAATGTATTAAGGTATAAAGCATATGACAAAATGGGATGTTCCCAGAACATTTGACTGATGTTCAGAACGTCGTCCTCCCATTTTGTCATATATTTTTTTACCATTCTTTGTGCATGTTTCTGCCTTTTTCGTTGCCATATAGTCCAATGCAAATTGCGTCCGCCACGTCATCCAAATATCTGCACCGCTCATTCTTATACATCAAATCATACTTTTTGGAACGTTTTGTGACTGGTGCCGTTATCCAGCTCTTTTTCACATCTGTTCTTTTTAGTATAAACTTTATGGTTGGCCATTTTTGTGGCTCTACGCATGGCGGGCAATTTCTGGCGTCAGGCTTGCATGTTCCGACAATCCTTGCTTTCCAGACCCGTGTGTCCACTGAGTAAACTGGAACGCCCAGCAGAAAACACCTGTCAACGATTGTTCCCACCAATGCGCCTGTCGTAGCCACATATTCAAGCGATAAACTGCTTCCCTTAAATGCTCGTATTTGTTCGCACACCACGATGACCTTGGGTGCCATTGTGAGCGCTCTTTCAACAATGTCCGCAATGTATCGCGCAACCGCAATGCGCTTCTCAGGCTTATTCTGAGCGCTTGAGAATGGCACAAGAAGCGCTTTCACAACTGTGCCATCCGCAATGACCGCCAAACCCGTGTTTGTGTAGCTTTGGTCGACGCCGATAACAATCTTTTTATATTTGTAATCAGGCTTCAATCAAAACACGTCCTTTTCCTCGATTGTAGCATGCGTCCCTCATAGGGCATTTTAGCGCCTTTTTGCATGTGTAGCTGTTGCAATCATTACGACGTGCAATCATCTTCCCATCCCGAACAAGGCGCTTCCTGCTGTATTTCAGAGCGTCCAAGCGCTCAACGAATGGCGCAACGATATCGCGATTATAATCCAGCAGAAAAACCTTAAAATCCTGATTGTTTTTGTCATCACACAAAACAAGGCCTTTATGAATTCCTGTCTCGTACATGTAAAAATGAGCTTGTTTTTCGCCGCTGGCGTGATTCGTCAGCTTCGAGAATTGATATGTGTTTACACTCTTAATTTCCGTCACCATCGATTCGTCCTCAATGCCCAAAATTGCGTCAGGCGTGAAGCTTATCGTGAAGCCAAACCGGTCATCATACTGTGTGAAATCCATGTCTTTCGCTGTCCCCAGCCCTGCTCTGATGAATAGCCTTTGCCACTTTTCGTGAATGGCATTGCCCTCCTCAAATATGCGCTTCAAGCCGATTGGAACGTTTTCGCCCTGCTCCATTTTGTAATACAAGCTGAGAAGCTGTTGACGAGCGCAATACTCCGCCTCTCCTGCAATCAAAGCGCTCGCATGCAGTCCGACACGCTCCTCGTTGTGAGCGCCTTTTGTCAACATACGCTTCAAAAATTTCAGTTCCTCTTCCGGATTTTTTGAAGCGTAAAACGCCTGATTCAAAATGCCCTCAATTTTCTGTACTTTTGCATTCGCCACAGACAGGCCTTTCCCTTGCGCTGTTTGCTTTATATCGCTGACAAGGCTCATAATTTTACCTCTCCGGAATAGTTTACAATGCGAACAATTCCCGCATTCTTTATCATCCGCATGCAGAGCGGGCAAGGCTCCGGAGCAACGTCAAAAGTCGGCTGTTGTGTCGTCGCTTCATAATCCCAACACGCCAAATATAGTGTCGCGCCTGCCATCTGTTGCCTGCTGGCGTGGATAATTGCGTTTTGTTCTGCGTGAACGCTTTCACACTTTTCATAATCCGTGTATCTGGGCGCCCCTGCTCGTTTGCATACGCCCTCATCACAGCAATTTGTGAAGCCCCTCGGGCTCCCATTGTATCCTGTTGCAACTATCTCATCGTTGTTTACGATAACGGCTCCATAGGCCCTTTTTAAGCATGTAGAGCGCCTTGCAACTTGTTCCGCTATGCTGATGTAATAACTGTCCTTTGATGGGCGCTTCCACACCTCATTCGTCGTCGTCTTGTTCATCGTCTTGTCTACCGCCTTTCTGTTTGCTCGCTTTCATAAGCTCTCGTCTAATTTCCGGAATCTCGCCATAACCAACAAATCCTCGGTCAAAAAACATCGGAATTTCCGCTTCGCCCATTGGATTCGCTGTCTTGTTTTTAACACATTTTGCTTTCATAATTATGCCAACTTTGTCCGTCTTTGCGACGCTTTTACTGCCTGCAGGAATCTCAATCCACGCCCTCCGAGCAACCTGAATTCGAATACTGCTGTAATGCTTTGGAGCCCGTCCGCCTGGCGTGTCTGTCTTTTCGCCGAACATAACTGCGTCCATTTTGTCCCTGACCTGATTGACCAAAATTATGGTCGTTCCTGTTGTCTCGATTGTTTCCTCCAATAACGGAAGATATTTGTGCATTAAACGGGCCACGCCGCCCATGCGCTCATTGACTTCCTCATTCCGCTTTATTGCCTGCCGTATTTTGTCAATGTCCTCTTTCGGCTTGCATGCGGGAATGCTGTCTATGATGATTATAGGAATCCCAGCCTGTGCAAATTGGTCCGCTTTGTTCATTGCCTGCTCACCATACCTCGCACGATAAACAATCATTGACTTTGACCTGCAACCAAACACCTTTGCCCGCTCTCCGTCAAACGTTCCCTCAATTGGAATGTATAACGATTGTTCGCAACACGCCGCCAAATGATATCCCAATGAAGTTTTGCCGGAGCTTTCCGGCCCAAATACTTCGATGATTCTGCCCTCCGGCATTCCGCCGCCCAAAATTGCGTCCAAATCCTCAAGGCCTGTTGACCATCGTGGCATGCGCAGAGCGCTGTTTTTGTTGCCTAAACTAAAAATTGAGCCGGGCTCCTTTTCAGATATTTCCTTGCATAACTTCAGGATTTTCTCCTTGTTCGTCAGCATTTACAAACCCAGCCCCTTTCTTAAATTCAAAATGTTCCGTTATTTCTTTGGTGTAATTATTCATTACAACCAGAAAGAAACCGTTCACCGCAAATGCGGAGCGGGACGGAAATCCGCTCGCCCAGCTTTTCAGCTGTGCAACTGTATCAGCTTCCGTGTTATCAAAGCAATATCCTTTGTTATTAACTGCCATACCAATGAAAAGCTTTTTTCTGCCCTTGCCTTTGTGCTTTTTGCTCATCTTCGTAATCCCCTCGAATAAAGCGCAGAATTGTATTTCTGCACCCGTTTTTGATAAAGCTTTTTGTCAAATTCGAGCGCTCCATTTTCCTTGAGAATTGTAACAACTCGAGAAGTGACCGCCCTTGACTTGCAACGTTCTGTGAAGTCCTCAACGCTTCTAAATGGGCCTTTCTTGCGCTGTTCAGCAATGTATGCCGCCGCTTTGGCACCAATGCCCTTGATACTGCTCAAGCCCTCCTGAATGGCCTTATCGCCGTCTATTTCGCGTATTGAGTAATCAGATGAATAATTCACATGCGGGAGGAACAAAACCTGACCCGCCGCAACTGCTTTCGTCTTAAACTTTGCTATCTTTTCGTCATCGTTTTCAAACTTGATTTTCGTGTACCAAAATTCCAGCGGATAATAAACTTTGTAATACATTTCCTCTAAGCTTATCATGCCATACGACACGGAATGACCCTTATTGAACAAATATGCCAGCATGCCTTTGAACGTTGTTCTGGAATCCGCTTCGCTCCAACCGTTTTCCATTGCACCTTTAACGAAGCGCTCAGTCATTTCCTCGCGCTCCTTTGCAACCTCGTCCAAATCACCCATCGTTGCGATTGCCTGCTTCATTAACTTCATCAGTCTGTCTGCGTCTGCCCACGATAATTTGCCGACTTTTGTCGCTATTTGTTGCAACTGCTCCTGATAGACGATTGTCCCGTATGTTTCTTTGGTATACTCATAATAACGATTATTCTTTTTAACGTCATCCAAGTTAAATTTGTTGTGTGCATACTGCTCCGGCATTTTCATTGAGAGCGGGCCCGGACGATTCATTGAGCTAACTGCAATCATATCCTCAAAACAATCGCATTCGCAACTCATAAGCATTTTTCTGGGCGTCGTTGCTTCAAATTGGAATACGCCATCCGTCTCTCCATCCGCAAACATTCTCCAGATATCAGGGTCGTCATACGCTTCCTCCTGCAATAAGTCATGACCCGTCATCCTGCGAAGCTCGCCAATGCTTTCCATTGTTTTCAGTCCGAGCATGTCAAATTTGACCACGTGGATTATATCCAAATCCGCCAAATCATAGACAGTATATTCGCGCTCACGCCCTGTTTCCTTGTCCTTTGTTATCCTCAACGCTGTGTATCTTCTCACGTCGCTTCCTGTTATTGCAACGCCTGCGGCATGTGTGCCTATGAACCTGACTTTGTTGTAGAGCCTGTCAAAATGCTTCACAATATTGTCATACTGCTCGTTGTACATCCTCGCCTCACGGCTGTGCGGTTTATACGAAAAATGATACGTGTCATCAATTTCGCTTCTCAAATACGTTTTCAGCGCCGCTTTGTCCTTTGCGTCTTCAAGCCCGCAAACCTTGCCCAAATCATTTATCAAATTGTCAACTTTATACAGGCCGTAAGAACATATCTGCGCCGCATGTCCCAAATACTTTTCCACCAAATAATCGATGACTTCTTGTCTCCTGCTCGTCTCAAAGTCTAAATCAATATCCGGCAATTTGCCCTTGTCCTCACGCAGAAACCGCTCAAAATTCAGGTTGAATCTTATGCTGTCAACTGTTGTTATTCCCAGCAAATACGCAACCTCGCAATTACAAACGGAACCACGACCAGGCCCCACCAAAATGCCCTTATCTTTGGCAAACTTCACATAATCCGCCACAATCAAAAAATAATCCGCGAATCCGTGAAGCTTTATGACTTTCAACTCCTGCTTGCACCTGTCAACATACACTTTGTTGTTATGCTTTCCAATGCGCTTCAGGCCCTCTTTAACTGCTTTCAGCATAATTGTATAAGCGTCCTCACCCTCATCAACTATGCTGGGCAATTCCTCCTTGAGCTCATCCAGAATGTTCTGCTCGACTTTGCTTTCCAGCTTTTCCAGATTGCTTTGCATGCGCTTCAAAACACGCTCCCAATTCTGAACGGAATAATCGCCGGCGCTGTGCATTTTCCTGAAGCGCTTGCACAACTGCGATTCCGTCGGCATGTACCTCTCGCCATACGTTTCTTTGATGTCATATCCTGTGTGTTTTGCAATTTCGTGCATTTTCAGATATGTGTCAAAATCATCCTTGGCGCCGTAGTGGCTGTCCGAAGTCAGAACGCATTCAATATTGAGCTGTTTTGCAAGCCATATCAGCTCGCAATTTACCCGCTCCTGTGTGCCGTTTTTGTCAATCCTGTATGGCTGTATCTCAATGTAGAAATCATCGCCAAATATCTTCTGAAAACGCTTCGCCGCTTTCCGTGCAACGGGCTCCTTTTTGTTCATCAACATTGACGAAATCAGTCCTCCAATGCAAGCGGAGGAACATATCAAGCCATCACTAAACTTTTCCAAATCGTCAAAGCAAATTATTGGCTTATAATATTTCTGTTTTTCGCCCATATAAATGAGGTTGTTCAGACTCTCATAGCCCTTAAGATTTTTCGCAAATAAACACAAATGATATGACTTTTTTGTCCTGTCAATCACCGGCTGGAAATACACTTCAGCGCCCATAATGCAGTTTATTTCCTGCTTCTTGCATGCCTGATAGTGCTTTATGAGCCCGTTCACATTGCCGTGATTTGACACGCTCAATGACGTGTGTCCAAGCTGTTTTGCAAGCTCCGCCAGCTCCGTCGCTTTGCCAAATCCGTCAAAGAATGAGAATTCATCATGTCGATGTAAATCAACCATCTAACGGCCTTTCTGCGTCCAGCAGAACAACATCAAAGCCCATTGTTTTGAGCGTCTTCGCCCACTTCTTATAGAGCTTGTTTTGCTTTTCTGCGACGCTCATGAATTTTGACCTGTCCTCATCGTCCATCCTGTCACAAATAGCCCTCAAACCCGTCCTCGTGTTTGCAACTATAAAAACAAATGTAACTTCGGCGCCTCTGTTTTCCAGCGTGTAAAGCAGGTCCCACAACTGACTTCCCGACAAGCGTTTTTGCCTGCCCATTGTTTCCGAATAAACTTCCTCCGACAGGAAAAACCTGTCAAATATTATGCTGTTTTCGTTCAGTATATCGTTTAAATAATCTCCGTAAAAGTGGAAATCTTTTGACGGGGCGCAATAGTGTTTGAGTAAAACTCTGCCATCATCAAACTTGCCATCTAACGCCTTGAACGCATGTTCGCAGAACGTTGTCTTTCCTGCGCCATCTATGCCCTCAACAATCATCTTCAACGGCTTGCCTGTACTGCTTGCCCTGTGCGCCACAAGCGCTTCTGCAAGCGTTTCTGAATGCTTCATCATGTTGTTCACGCAACCATTCACAAAGCGGTCAAACTTGTCCGGATGATTCGGTTGTTTTTTGTTTGTTTCCTCAATGCGCTTTATCAGCAACGCAAACCTCATGAACCTTATCACCAAATCTTTGGCAACTTTCGCCTGCTCGTAGGAATCCGGAATCGGCATTTTATATCCGCCTGCGCCGCGATGATGTGTTTCAATCGCAACCTCAAATGCAAACCCTTTGACGTCTCTGTCAAATGCCGGCATGGGCGCAGAATCAATGAACGTGTGCTTGTAAAGTATATCAAATTTATTCTGATAAATGTGCATAGAACCCGCATTATGATAGTATTTTCCAAGCTCAACCCCAAGCTCATTTGCCATCATTTCCTGAAGCATTGTGAACGAGAAGGCGTCATAGGTAAACCCAAGGAATATATCGTTTGAGCGCATGTTTACGATTAAATCCAAGCGCCCCTCCCGAATGAGAAACTGCATGCTCAGAGTACAAACTTCGTCTTTCGTCTTAACGTTGTTTGGCGTGTGCAAGTGGATTATTGCCTGCCTGCTGTCCCTGTCCTCAGTCAACAACTTTACAACATGCGCCCACTGATTGAAGCCAATTTTCTTGTTCTTTGCTCCTGCAAATATCCGAGCGCCGTATGCAGAATTCAGCGTCTCGCCGTCGTCTGAACATTGCTCAATAAACTTTGAATAATACTTCATCGTTGCCAAATCGTTGCGCCCTGACAAATACCAAAGCAACTCGCCGACCGCATACGCCGCTGAAAATTTGCGCTCAGGACATTTCACAATCCTGTCCCGTGGATTCTTTATTTCGATATTGCAATTTATGAGCTCGAGAATTCTACTGCCACGAGGGGCTGTTTCCAGCCCCTCCGCCCTCAAATCGTCGAGCACGGCATGAAACGCTTGTTCAACCGAATCAACAATTATTTTCCTCAACGCTTTAACCTCTCAACTCTACAATTTCCAATCACCAAAACATCCGTTTTTGACCTTGCCCAAGATTCCACCGCCACCGCTGGGTCCTCAATAATCGGGTTGTTATGCAGATTAAAACTCGTATTTATTATTGCCTTTTTGCCCGTCAACTCAAAGTATTTTTTCAGGATTCTGTTCATGCGGTCGTTTGTTTCGTCACGCTCCAAAATTATCTGTGGCCTTGCTGTTCCGTCAACGTGGCACCCTGCGGGATAATCGCGCTTGAATTCCTCCGTGCAATTAAATGTTACCGTCATAAACTGACTTGTCATCAATCCCGCGTCTATGTCCTCAAACAAGTCTTTCGCATAACGCTCCAAGCATACCGGCGCGAATGGCATGAATTCCGTCCGTGACAACTGCTCATTGAGCCAACTGTTCACGCCATTGTCGGAACAATCATACAGAATGCTCCTGTGGCATAACGCTCTGGGACCGAATTCCATTCTGCCGTTGAACATGCAAACAATTTTTTTATTTGCCAAATCGTCCGCAATTTTCAGCGCCAATTTTGTCGGAGTATAATCACCTGTTTTTGCTGAATAATCCTGAACCGAATAATCAAAATTCAGCTTGGCTTCCTGCTTTGACAACATTTTCAGGACAGAAATATAATCCTCGCCCTTTGCTTTGTTTGTTCCACAACGAACCCTGTTGAGCATGCGCCAATCCTGAACCTTTAAATGCGGGGCGTCAAAGAAATCATTGTTGGTGAGCGTCAAAAATTGTCTGCCGTCCTTTGCTTCAAACTTCTGCTTAAACAACACCGTTGAAGCAAACACCGCCGCCCCGACGCATGTTCCCTCGTCTCCCATTGCAGGACAAACGAAAACCTGCTTGAACAACTTGCTTTCACAAATGCGCTGATTGATTTTCACATTTGCAAACAATCCGCCAGCCAGATATGCAACATCATAATTGAGCTTTTTGACGTTCATGTAAATCCATTCGAGCGTCGTCTCTTCTGCAAACTGTTGAACTGACGAAGCAATGTCTTCGCGCTTTGCTTTTTGGTCAATCATAAGGAAATTGGCAAGCGCATAAACTGCCTTTTTCATGCTCATAAACACGTCAAAATCCTGTATCACGGAATTCTCAATCTCAATAATTTCCTCTTCCGTGTACTGTGCGCCCCTCGCAAATGTTCCAAGCTTGTCGAATAACAATGAATTCCCAACGTCATTTCCTGCGACGAAGCTGTCCTTGAAAAGCTTTCGAAATACATCTTTGTGAATGGGCTTTCCCATCGCCGCAAGGCCCGTTATTTTGCCCTCGTGCTGATGTTCCTTAAACCCAAGCGCTCCTGTCACAAACTGATAAACAAGCGCAACGGAACCGCTCAAAGGAACTTCAGAAAGGCGCAGATTCGTCTTTCCGTCCGTTATTGTGGCGGATAACCCGTCACCAAATCCGTCGCTCGTAATCATGCAGTAATTGTCTGACGGAACGCCAAAAAATGCCATTGCGGAATAAGCATGCGCCATGTGATGTTCAACACGCCAGACACGCTCCAGAGGCTCCATGCCGAGCTGAAACAATGTGCCGTTGATAATATCCATGAACAAATCAGTGGGGCTCAGATGGTCGTTTCTGGCATTCAGAAGTCCCAAATATGCTTCCTTTTCCTCGGCCATCCTTGCATACTTGAAAAACATTTTGTTGGTCAAATCTTGGTAAAATGAATAAGCGCAACAACTGACATCGTAGTCATATTTTTTGGCATATTCAAGGCATTGGATAAGCGACAACACCGGAAACGCTTTCGTGTTTTTCTCGCCATTCAGGCGCTCTTCTGATACTGCAAACAACAAACCATTGTCATTCGAAAACAAACAAGCTGAGGAATTGAATCCCAAGCTTACCCCTAAAACTGCGTCATTTTTTGACATTACTGGTCACCCTTTCGATGTTCTTTTTTATTTTGTCGAGTATTGCTGTTGACATTACATCCGCCCCAAAACCGCTATAACAAGCGATATTGATTAAAGTGATAAAACAATCCGCCAGCTCGTCCAGCTTTTCATCCACGACAAACCTGTCATTTCTGTGCGTTTTCCAGCGCTTGTCTGCTTTTAAAACTTCGCCAATCTCCTCCGATAATGCCAACATGTGATACTGAAACAAATCCACATTATCCTCCGGAATGTTTGCGCCCTTGTTTATTTTGCGCTGGAAAAATATCTGCTCATCAAAAAGCTCTGCAAGCGTCGCCGTCGTTTTCAGCGGAATGTTCTCGCCGCGGTCAATCGTCCCATTCGTCTTCATCGTCGTCATCCTCAAGGTCTTTCTCCTCGGCGTCCTCGAGAAGCTTGATATAATATTTTTGCTTCTGCTTTTTCTTTGCTTTTATTTTGCGCTTCACACACAATTTGTATAAATCCAGCGCCGACATTTCGTCATAATCCTCGTCGTCGTCATCATCATCTTCATCGTCCTCGTCGTCATCATCATCCTCGTCATCATCCTCAGGCTCAGGACGCCTTTTTGACTTGGGAGCGGGCTTTTTACCGCCAGATTTTTTCTTGCTTCTGGGCTCATCCTCGTCATCCTCAGCGTCATCGCCCTCGTCCCACGGAAACGCTTTATCAACAAGCGCCAGAAACTTCTGTTCGCTGAACGGCTTCGCTTTCGGATTTTTGAATTTTGCCTTGTCCATCGGAATCACGCTGTAAGATGTGCTTTGCTGTTTGCCGGACTTTGTGATGACATAATCGCGGTCGGTCAACGTGCCATAAGTGTCGTTGAATGCGACAAGCGCCGTGACGGGTGTACACTGATTGACGGGCCACATAACGATACGAACTTCCGCCGCTTCATAATCCCAAACGCTCCAAGCGTATTGCGTCCTCGTCCTCAAATCCTCGTTCTCGCAACCGTTGCAATCGCGGTCAAAAGTAGCTTGACAGGGCGCATTCACGCCAAGTGAAAAACTGTCATGAAAAACAATCTGATGACCGTCGTCCATTTCCTCCAAAAACCTGACACGATTTTTCACGCCCTCGCGAAAATAAAGAAACTTGTTTTTGTTCGCTCCGGATTTTTTTGCCTGCGTCTTGATGTCGTCAACTAAACTCATTTGATAAGGCTCCTTTTCGTTATTTTGTATGATTTTTTAAACTGCTCAATTGTCATGTCGCCTGGGTCCTTTACGCCTGCAGGAAACTGAAACGGAATGACGTCAAAATGCTTTGCCAAATATCTTGTCCCTTTGCGCCCGCATTCGTCCGTATCCAGCGCTGAAATGATTGTCTTGATTCCTGCCTGCTTGAGCTTTGCAATCTGTTCGTCTGTTGCTTTCCAGCCAAACAATGCGACAACCTGCTTCAGCCCAAATTGATTAAATTTTAGCCTGTCCATATAGCCCTCCACGACGACAACTGTCTTTTGTGTATATGTACCGCAAAGCATTGTGGCACGGCTGAAACCTTTGTTATATAAATATTTCCTTTTTGCTTCAACCTTTTTGTCTGTCGTCCTGCAAACATACCCTCTGAATTTGCCGTTGTCCAATACGGGGAATATTAAAGGATATGAATTATTATAGGAATATTTTGCTCCGGATTCGTTCAGCGTCTTCGCTGTAAATCCTCTTTTTAACATGTACTTTTTAGCTTTGCAAACGTCCTCATCACTGCATGACTTCCAATCAACTGTCGCTAAACACTTATAATAATCTCGTGAGATAACTGTATCCAGCTCTTTTTGCTTGCGTGTTTTTGCTTTCACTTTTTTGGCGTGTATTGTGCTGACTTCGTCTGTTTTGAGTATTTCAAACAACTTAAAAACAGAAGCCAATTCATCACACTTTTCTGCCAACATCACAAACCTCGCGGCGTCACCGGAGGCCCCGCAACCAAAGCAATAAAATGTTCCGTCGTTGAAGTTTAACTTCATGCTCGGATTGACGTCATCGTGAAATGGGCAAACTATTTTGTCAACGCCATCGCCGATTCCATAATGATATAAAACTTTTGCAAGCTCGTCTGGTCCTGCTCTAAAGTCAATCTTTAACACCCTCCGTCAACTTTATGCTCTTGGAAATCGTCGCCTCGTAGCACCCTTTAAGGCGCTCCAATGTAAGCTCTCCCATAGAATAAAGCTTTTTCATTGCGTCAACGTCTATCTTTTCCGTTGTCTCAATCATTGCTTTTGCCTGCTTCGGCTTCAGCCCTGCTTTTTTGCATACTTTCACAAACTCAGGATAATCGACAAGCTTGTGAGACTTCACAATGACCTCAGCCAACATGTCCGGACCCAGCGCCTTGCGAAGCTTTTCAGTGTCATATTTTACAATCACACGCTCTGTTTTCTTTGCGTGTATCACCAAATTTTTATCAAGCAATTCCGGCCCCGATACTGTCATCAATTTCACGTCATCGTTTTCATCAAAGAATCTTGCAATTTTGGCTTTGGCTTTGTCAATTTCGTCCACCAGCTCGACAAGCTGTTTTTCTAAAAAGTATAACTCAATGACCGCCTTATCAGCGCCAGCTCTTTTGACTTTACCTGCCATCTGCATTTACTCCTTTTCCGGGGAACATTTCATACACCCAGCGGGGCCAGCGCCCTGCCGTTTTTACCCACAAAATCTGGCTTGACTTAAATTGTTTCACCGTGCCGGACTTCATTTCCAGCTCAAACTCAGAATTTTCCGTCCACTTTGTGAACTTTCCTGTGAGCGCTTTGCCGGGCTCAAACTCAACTGCAAGTAAATCGCCCGCCACCATTTTGCTGATATATTTTTCCGTGTTTTCCCTGCGCTTCGCGCAAACTGCCCGCTCAACTGCCTCAAAAAGCTGTGCCTTGTTCATTTTGCTCCGGCCCGCAACATTGTTCGCCGTTGCTTCCCTTTTGAGGTCCTCCAGAGAATAGTCATCCGCTGTCCTCTTTGCCATGTTTACCACCGTATCCTGTTATCAAATTTCGCACATATTGCGCGATGTGTCTATTATAACACATTGTTTTCCGTTTGTAAATAGCTTTTGCAAAAAAATGTGGGAGCGGTCCAAAGCGCCCCCACATTGTCAGAATGTGCCTTATTTCAGTTTTCTTGTAAACGGTGCGGGTAAATATATCCAGCCTGCGCCAGACTTCAGTTTGCCCATATTTCCTTTGACCTGAACAATGGTGAACACTTGATTCTTTGACACGCTCGAAACCACCGATTTTTTGTTTGTGTCAGGCGTGGAATGAACGTTCAACGTGGGCCATGTTATTGCAACCAAAAAGCTTTCGCCTGCATATGTGACGGGAGGCGTGACAACCGGAACAATGACCTTTTTCGGCAACTGCAAGAAATCCGCAATCGCTTTCGCATACGCTTCTCCCTCAGCCTGCAAATCTGCGTCGGAATCAATTATGGTCCTGTCCGTGATGTTATCCAAGAACGCAAATTCGCCCAATATTGCAGGAATTCCATTCGCCGAGTTGATTCTGCATGGGCCAAAGTTATAAGCGCTCTGAGAGCTTGTTTTGACGCCCTGAGGCTGTCCGTTTTGCGAACGTAAGTTTTGCCCTATGGCTTTGAATTGCCCTGCCACGTACGAAGCGAGGCGCTGTGATTGCATGTCTGAATACCAATAGTAAACTTCTGCGCCATCACCGCCGCCGGCATTGTGATGAATTGTTATTTGACAAGCGCAACCTCTTTCGCGTGTCAACTTTGCAACCTCGTTGACGTCGCTGTCATAATCTGCGTAAACTGTGCAAAGGTAATTCATAATCAAATATGCTTTGCAAAAGTCAACAACTTTTTTGTTCAGCTCGTACTCAATGAACACTTGCCCATTCGTCCTCGATACTGCGCCCGGGTCGCCCGCCGGAACGCTGTGGCCTGCGTCTAACTGTATCGCCACAAGTTTGTCGTTTGCCATTATATTCCCTCCATCTGTTGTGCTGTTTGTTCTGTTGCTGGCGGAGGCAATTCGCCCCTCGCTTCAATTTGCGGCGTCGTGGGCGGTAATGCTCCTACGGCGCCTTTTATGCTGTCCTCGATTATTTTGTCCATCACCGGTGAAACTTCGATTCCCTCCTCAGAAAGAATGTTTTTCACATATTGAATCGCAACATCTTTTCTGGCTGTGCCTGCAATTTCATTCGTCAAATATCTTTGTTCCGCAACTGTAACCGCCGCCTTGCAGTATTCCAAAATATAGCCCATCCTGACCAATGCAGGATAATTCGGGAACGCTTGCGCCAATGTATCAACTGAATTATCAACGTCACAAATGACTTCCCTTGACCGCTTAAAAACTTCCGCCGGACTGATTCCCTTCTTTTTCAGAACGGGAACAATGATGACCGCACCAATGATGATAATTGCAACCAATGCAAGGATGACCCACACCATCCAATTCATAAAAATTTCCTCCATTTCGTTATTCGTTTTTGTGACCAACTGGAAGCTCATACGGCAACTCACAAAACACATTATAAACATCTTCGCATGTGCCATTCCCTCCCAGCCCGTGATAAGCTGTGAACATATATTCCAGATTTTTTCTGTCCTGCAAACTGCAATATCCTTGATTGATAAAATGCGAACAACTTTGATACAATCTGTCATGCAATATGGCCAACACGCCTACCTCAAGAAGCGTGACCTTTTTCATCACGCCCTTTATTTTTTTGAACAAATACGGGAACACAACGCCCGCAAATCCTGTGACCACCCAAAACAAAATCTTGTCCCAAAAGTCCAAATCAAATAATTCGCTCATCGTAACCTCCTCTTTGTCCCGTATTCAGCGAAGTGTTTTACGATTCCCCGTCACTGAGCGCCTGAATTTTATTGTTTAAATCATCAACCTTTTGCAATAACTGCGAAACTTCCAATTTCAAACTGTCAACTGTTACAACTTCGCCCGGACTTTCCGTCGGAACAACTGTTTCTTTGAGCGGGTCATTGATTGTTATTTTTGGAATCTTCATCAAAACTCACCCCTCTCACACCATTGTCCGTTGTGCATTACAAATTCCACATCCAAAAATGGTCTTGTGTTAAATATGTTTCTGACGAAATCATACCAAGGCCCATCCTCAATTGGCCCGCCTGATTCATCTGACACAAATAAAACATTTATGTCGCTGTCAAAAACCGGAGCGGTTATCGGCTCAAGCTGTACATTTTCAATTTCAATGTCAATTACGATGTTCCATTTCCCAAGAACATCTGCAAAACCTTCTGCCTCCGGAGCGCTGGAAAACGGAACATTCACAAAAAGCGCATCGCCTTCCAAATTCAAAACAACAAGGCCCATCGCTTGCTCATCGCCTTCAAAATCAATAGCCATCATAATTGCGACAAGCTCCTGAAAATTCTCATTGCTTTCTGACATTACTGTCTTATAAAGATAAACCCTGTTCAGCGCTCGCGTAAAATCCCAAGAAAAAACTTTAACAAATGGATTGATATAATATTTCCTTGAAACGTCCGCCAATATGGTCGTTGGCTCCCCATTATACTCAGAATCATACGGAGCTTTTATCGATGTAGAAACCCTGTCATAATAGCCAACAATGCAATGCTGACCCTCCAGCGCTGTTTCCGGTCTGTCCTCCAACGTTGCACAAAACAACGTCCTCAAATTTGCCCTGTACCCGTCCGGAGAATTGTCCCTCAGCGACGGATTGACCACAACGCTTATGAATTCTGACCTGCCTTTTTTGCCCGCTTCTCCGGAAACTGTTGCAACTATTTGGAGCAATCCTGCACCTGCAACCATGAAATTTGAACCCAGCTCAAATTCCAATCTGCCATCCTCCGTCGGCTGAAGCTCCGGCGTCTCGTCAAACACTTCACCGTCATTCATGGAAAACTCCACAACATAAAACGATGGCTCGAGCGCTGTTAGTTTTGACGGAATTTCGATGGACAATTCCGTGACGTTTTCCTCGTCAGCGAATCCAATAATTGTCTCGTTATTGTACCCGCTTTCGTCGATTGTTATCTTTGTCATTATGCACCTCCTAATCAAATGAAATTGTTCCAAACGCCAGCCAACAATATCTGACGCTGACGCTCGAAGTGTGTACATTTTTTATCGTAATTTTAAACCCTGTTGTCGTCTTGTCTGATATGCTCCAAACTATGCGCTCGGGATAATCAATCTCCGGCGTAATCAAACAAATGTAACTTTCGTCTGCATACTCTATCGGCAACGTTATCGTATGAATGAGCGAATTGCCAGGCGTCTCAATTGTGTATGGCCCAATGCAAGCTGATTGCATGTTCTTCGCTGTAAAATTTCCGCCGATGTTCACATCGTGCTCGCCAATGTCAATTATTGGCATGCTTATCGGAAGTATTATGTCTTTGTAATTTGACAACAAAAACGCATTCAAAACCCTGTCAATCATGCTCAGGCGGAACACATATTTTTTGAGCGGGTCAATGTTCGCCACAACAAAATCTGTGACCTCAAAACTGTCTGCGTCTATCGTCAAATCATTCTTGTCAAAACCGCTGACAACTGTCTCGTTTTCCCAGTCTGGGCCCCCAGAAAGAAGCTCGCAATACGACAACTGTGCTGTAAGAAAATCGTTCGTATATGCGCCAAAATTTGTCTGCGTCCAATCGCCTGTTATCGTCACGAGCATGTCCGTTCCTATTGTGTCTTCCCTGCTCAAAACAAGCGTTTTTATAAACGGCCTATTGTAGTTTAAAATGTTTATCTCTTTCGTGTACGAAGAGAAAAATCCTCTGGAATCTGTCCACTTAAACGTCAACGAAAAGCGGTCAAAATATGGATAAGTTGATGAGGCATAAGTTTTCTGCCCGCTCCCTGTGAAATTAACTAAATCAATCACGTTGCCTGTCGAGCCTAAAACTTCCACTTTTGCAATCGTTGCGCCGTTCTTTGGCGTGCCTTTACAAGTGACATTTCCCGTAGAAAACTGAGGAATAAAATTCGCGCTGTTCCCTGTCAACGCCAGCGTCAAAGCATTGCCATCCACAACGGAACAATCTGAAATCGTGACGCCATCGTTCTGGATATAAACGTTGTAAAGATGTTCATAATACCCAAGCGACGTCGCGCCATTAAATGTTTCCACCCGAATTTTTATCTGCACCATGCTGTCATTCGGATATAGCGCATATAGAGACGACGGAGGCGCCCATTGATACGTCGTTCCGATACCCGTCGCAATCTGTGTCATTGAAACGTTCGACGCCTCATAGAACATCTTATGGCTGAAATTTGATGACTTCCTGTCGATGTAAAAATTCATTGTCGTTCCGACGTAAATCGTGCCCGTGTTTGTACACCAAAAATCACTCTTCCTCGGATTCGCTGTCAACCAAAAAGAACCATACAAATCCGGAACATTGCCAGGCGCTTCATAGCCTGCCCGCAAATGCACGGATGACGTCCCAAGATTGCCCTCAATTTCAAACGAAGCAAATTTTGAGCCGTCCTCATTGTGGTCAACATAAGTGTCTATTGAGCCAAAATAAACCCAGACATCATTTGGATTAAGCGTCACAGAACTTCCGCCATAAGTCCCAACATTTGGACCATTCACCCACAAATTAAAACTCGGCACACCGATTGAAGCTTGGCTTGACTGAGAAGACTTCCTCAAATAAAGCGCAACACTCAACCTTGAGCGATTCAAATCTGGGTCCAAAAACTGTGTAATCAAAGCCCTCGACGTGACATATTGATTGGCGCTTATTCCGCTGAACGTCCATTCGCCTGCCCTGCTTTCACTCATGCTAAACGCCTCCCACAAAATGAATAAACGAACGCTTTTCTCCGTCAATTGTCACGCCGCGAAACATAAGATTCCCAATGATTGCTTCATCGCGAACAATCAAATTTTTCAGCGCCGCTCCTGCATTCGTATACTGTGCAATAGTAGTCCCTCTTGATTGTAAATACATTCCTGTATTATCATGCAACGCTGTGAAATCGCTTCCTTGTGAGCCAATTGTGAGCCCCTGAGCATTTATTTCAACTATCGTATTTTTTACGTTTGCGGGAACGTTGTCCGCAATTTTTTGGTCAACATCCTCAACAAGCTGAAGCAACTGTTCCGCCATATTTGCGGCGGGAATATAGTTTTGCTGAAGATTCTCCTGAATGCCCGGAATCGTCTGTGTGACCGCAATTTCCAGCCCGAGCGCTGTCTGTTCTATCTGTGAAACTGCTTGATTGAGTGAGCCCTGAATGCTCGTAATCGTTGACCTTGTAACATCCAAATCCCGCTCCAAAACGTTTGACTTTTTATTCAAAAAAACTATTGCATTTGACACGGGTCCGGATACCTGCATAACATCTGAACACGCCACGCCAGTCGAAACAAAACTGCTCCTCCAACCGCCATTAAATTCCAACGTAGATTGAAAAATCGGCAAGCCATATTCGACCTCTTTGCGAATAACTTTTATGATGTCCCCGCAACAAATATCAGGACGACCAATGAGAGAAATTGTCGTCGGGAAATACGTGGGCAAAACTGAAAACGCTTCAAGCATTAAATCCAAAATATCTTGCAGGGATTCGTTGCCAACCAGAAACGGATTATCAAACGCAATGTATTCGTCAAAGCGCTTAAAAACTTCATTCAGTATTCCGGAGGAAACGCCTATATCGTCCTTGTTTACTTTGGACGAAACCATCGTGATTTGAGGAATTTCAAACTCCGCAATGTCAACATTAAAATAATCATCCTCATCAACTTCCGTCGTCAAATAAGACTTGATTCCTCTGCACAAAACATGGGCCGTTGTGAGCGATTCCGAAGTCAAAAAGACAAGCGCAACCTCACACAAATACGCCAAATAATTTCGCGCCAGCATGTCGCCCTCAAACGGGCATTCTGTGATGATTGTCGCCAACAAACTTGTATTATATGCGCTCAATTCTGCTGTGTCCAAGGTGTATCCAAATGCGTCCAGAATTGCGCTGATAATTGATTGAATCGTGGCTGGGTATGTAATCGTAATTTCAGAAATCATTTTGTCCATCATGCCAAAGATGTCCACCAATTCAATCGAAAACTTTTGCTCCTTTGCGTTTTTTACTGCGTCCTTGACAAACATATCGCAAAGCCTAAAATAAGAATATGTGACGCCCTTGTCCGCTGATATGCCGAAAAATATTTCCATGAACTTGTCCTTGAAAAGAACGTCTTTCGTGTCGTCCGTCAAGGATACCTCAAGCGTCGCCGAAGCTGAAGCAATATTTTGAAAACACAACTTCTCCGTTGACGTTATTGTTCTGGATAATTTGAAGCTTTTTATGACGTCCTGCGTCAAAGAAATTACCACATTTCCCGTGGGCAAAAAGTCCTGTTTTTCATACACATTTATTTTGATTGCAACGTATCTGTCTGAACTTTTTATCAAATTCAAAATCGTTGAACTGAGACTTGTTTTCATGCAATCACCTCTCTGCAAACTTGACAGACATTGGCGCCCATGTCAACTCTTGAACGCCAAAAATGTTTGTTCGCATTGCAAGCGCTTTCGGCTCTCTGTCGCCTATGTAAAAATCACCCGTTTTTGGACCACCGACTTCGGCGTCAAAATATGTAACATTTACGAACTGCGCTTTGACCTCTGTCAGAAACTGTGACATTTCGGCAACTGTGAGCGGGCCCAAGTCCAAACTGCATGCTCTTTTTACTGCAACTCTTTCTCTGTGTAGAAGCCCGCTCAAGCTCCTGTCTCCGGACAAATCCAAGTCCGAAATCATTGGCGAAAAGCCAACAACTTTTGGAGGTATATAAACGCCTCCGCCAACTTTATTTATTTGAAACAACGTTATCTTTGACATTTTCTACACCTCCAAAACGACTTTACCGACTGACTTGTGAAACTTGTTTATCGACTTAACAACTGCCCTGCCGACTTCAATTCCCTCAAGCGTCAAAATCACAATCAAATCCCTGCCCTCATCGGCGCTTCTTTGTGCAAACGCCGGGAGCATTTCTGCAAGCGCTTTTCTAACTTCGCTTGCAACCGCTTTCCCGAGTGACTTCGAGAAAGAAGTGTTTTCCAGCGGAACAACCGCTTCCGTTCCTGCTTCGCCGACCATGCTCAATGTCGGCTGTTTTATGATACCGCCTTTTGCAAGGCGTGGAATATCCAGCGGCTTCAGATATCCTAAACTCACGCCCGGAATTTTGTTTATCAGGTCAATCGCTTTATTTATTGCGCTGATGAAACCGTTGATTCTTGTCTCAGCAAAATCCAAAATCGAATTGACAACTGACTTAAACGCCGCGCCAATTGTGTCTCCTATCTTTTGCCCTATGCCATTGAAAATGTCCTTTATAGTTTGCCATACGCCGGCGAAAAACTCGCCAACAAAACTGAACGCTCTTTTTACTGCATTCCACGCTCCGCTGAAGATATCGCTGAACCAACCAACAACCGCTGAGAATGCGCTTTTTATGCCCTCCCAACACGTTTTTGCGAACGCAATAATAGAAGCAAACGCCAATTCGACAAGCCCCTCAATGGCATTCCAAATGCCCTCAAACATTTGCTTGATTCCCTGCCACATGACCTCCCAATCGCCCGTGAAAACTCCACGCAGAAAACGGATAAGTCCTTTAAGATAATCAATAATGCCTTGCACAACTTTTGTGACTGCGTCAATGATTTCTTTGATTATCCTCGTAATTGGCGGACCAAATTTCTCAAGCAACCATTTCACAATGGGTGCCAAATACTTGTTCCACAACTCCATTACCCTGAGCGAAACAAGGGCAACGAAATTCAAAAACTCGTCAAAAAGTGGCTTCAAAGATTCAAACCATATTTTCTGAAGCGACGCCACAAGCTTGTTCCAAATGGGCTCCAGCGTCGTCACCCACAATGTCATAAGAACATCCGTGACAGACTTCACTGTTGCTTTCAGCGCATTAAATATTGGCGCTCCAAAATTATCCCAAGCTTTCCAGATTGAATCAAACACGCTGACCGCAATGGACGAAATAAGCTTCAAAACGGGCTCAATCCCCTGCGTCCACAACTTGTCAAACAACGGGTCAACCGTCGTCACAAGCGTGTTAAACAGCGAGAAAACTTGCCCCACAAAATCTGAAATCCTCGGCAACCCTTTGCGAATAAAATTGTCAAGAATTGGCTCAACAGATTGCCATAATCCGTCGAACATCATGGAAACGTTTTTCAAACGAACTGATGTGAAAATGCCAACCGATTCCATTGCGGAATTGATGTTATCGGAGAAACCTCCTTTGAACCAATCCGCCAACGGCTCGCCCCACGCTTTAACGTCCTCAAACGCTTTGCCGAAAGAAACTGCAAGCGTCGAAACTCCTCCGGCAACCCTTGCAAATGCCACAGAAGCTGTCGGCCCAAACCTTGTCGCAACATACGCTTCAAACGCTTCCAGCTTTGCTTTTAACTCATCAATTTTGGTAGGCGTGGCGTCTTTTCCTTTGGCGCTTCCTTGTTCTGTGTCCAATGTTTCCGGAGCCGCTGAAGCGCCACCTGAGCCTCCTCCGCCGCCGGAATCTCCTGCGCCGATTATATTTAATTGGTCAATCGGTGCGAGAGCGCCTTTCATCTTTTTTGCAGAAGCGACAACACCATCCGCCGCTGTTTCCGCTCCTGTCGAAACTGCTGACATGGCTTCCGTGACGCCCGCTCCCATTGACTTTGTTCCTTGCTTTGTCTTGCCAAATAAACTCTCTGTGAGCTTTGCAAAACTTGCCGCGAATGCCCCCATCTTTTGGAGCAATATATCAAAATAATGTAGCAACGGCGTGAGCGCATTGATGAGCCCTTGACCTATTGTCGCCTTAAATGCGTCCATCCTCAAACTCAAAACCCGTGTTTTATTTGCCCATGTGTCTTGAGTTTTTATGAAGTCTCCGTTCGCCGCTTTCAATGCGTCCATAACGAACGCCTGACGCAATGTAACCCTTGCCAATTGGTCCATATCTTTGTACGATTGTTTATAACCTTTTTGCTGTGCAAACTGCTGAAGATTCTGCTCGGTCATAACAACGCCCAAATCCTTGAGGCCCTCTGTTTCGCCTGACCAAATGGCTTTCAGTTTTGTGTACGCTTGTTCGTGGTCCAAATTGTAAAATGACGCAACATCGCCAACCATGTTCGTCACTTCTGTTGACAAATCCCAGGCCTGCTTCTCAGTAGCCCCCATAGACTTTGACATTATGCCGAAAATTCCGGTATATTGTTTGGCCATTGTCTCAGATATGCCAACTGTTCCAATTGCCCCCGTCGCAAATTTTTCAACCTGCGCAGACATATTCGGGAACGCTGTATCAACAACGTTTTGGACCTCCGTCAAATTGGAACCCAGCTTCACAGATTCTTTCGTAAAACGTCCAATCGCTGAAACTGCTTTCATCGCCGCCTGCGCCACTATGTTGCCTATCGCCATGCTGAACGCCATGCCCATTTTGCTGAACATGCTCTTGTTCTCTTGGCCCATTTTATTTACTTCGTTCTGGAATCCACGCTTGTTGAATCCCAAATCGAGCTGTACTCTGCCGACCGATGTTGACATTTTTCACCTCCCGATACCTACGAGAAAAGCTTTCCCAGCACCTTTTCCCAGGCGTCAAACTCATTGTCTAACTGTTCGGTATTTTCAAGCATTTTACTCGCTTGTTTGTTCCTGTAATCTGAGCGGATTTTTAACATGTCCGAATTATATGCTTTTAACATGTCCGCATTTTCCTCGGAGCGAATGGAAATTATCCTGCCCAGCGGCGTCTCCGGTAATAACCCTGAAATCATAACACGAACTTCGTCCCACGTCATGTCGCTCATTTCCTTGCGAAAACGAATTCCGTATTGCTGGGAAATACTCGCCTCAATCAAACTGAAATCGTCATAGAAATCATACCATTGTTCTACTGCTTTTCCGTGTGACGTTCCTCGTCTGTAGGCGCTTCCGCTTCATCGTCATCCATTGAGCCCGTGAGCGCTGTCTGAACGACGTCCATCGCCTTTTTGTATATCCGCATGCTGTAACCCTTTTTCATAAATGCGGCGCCTTTTTTGTCGCCAAACGCAATCTTGAAAAACGGCTCAAACGCTTCCAGCGAAGAGACAGAATCATCCTTGAACATTGCATCGATTTTCAGAACTGCCGGAAAACTGTCGTCAATTTCGTACGTTTCGCCCTGCAACTCTATGGCCGTTTTTTCTCCCAAAAAGCTGTTTAAATTGATAATTTTTGCCATGTTAAATATACCTGTCTTTCTAAAAATCAGTCCGCCTAACAAATGCGCCAGGCGGACTGTTTATAATGTATTTTGTTTTCGTTTACGACGCCGAAGCTGTCACCGTTGCAACCCTTGTCGTGACAGTATCTGCGCCTGTCGCCGCAAGTCTGCAGAAGAAATAATGAGCGCCTGCGTCCATGTCCGTCGGAATCGTATAGCTCGAACTGTTTGCGCCTGCAATCACGGCTTCTCCGGAGCCATCTGCGGCGCCGGCTGTAAACCACTGATAGACAATGCTTCCGCTCGGCTCGATGGCTCCTGTGACGCTCAGAGCGCCAGAAACGGAACCTACGACAACTGCGGCATTCTGCGGCTGTGCAGAAATTGTGATGAGCTTTCCGGATACCGGAATAAACGTGGGCTTTTTGTTTGACTTGACTTCAAACTCAAAAGAATCTGCGCCCGTTGTATCGCCGCCACCCGGCTTTGAAACTGTGATGACGCAATCAAATTTGAGTACGGAACCGGACGGCAATTCCCAAATGAATTTGGATTCCGCCAAGTCGCCTGTCGCCAGCATTGTCTCGCCGACGAAATCGTTGCCGGGGTCGCCGTATTGTCTCTTTCCGGAGAAGCCAACTGTGATTGACTTGCCTGTTGCGAGAGCGCTTGCCCAGCCCTCCTCCGTCATGTCCTCCCAAGTCTCAACTTTGGAATCAATGGCGGGTGCAAAGTTTTCCAAACCGCGAATGATAACCATATCGCCATCCGTGCTATTCAGCCCCTCAACGCCGATATAAAACTTGTTACTGTGTACGGGATAAACTTTACCCGTGAAAAACTGCATTGCGATAAGCAGGCCCAAAACCGAGCCTATTTTGCGCTTCATAGAATGCCTCCTTTTTTTAATTATAATAATGTACATCAAACCGAATTATTGATTCGCAGACATTGCGGTCATCACGCAAAGGGCCAATCGGACATCCGTCAAGAAGTCTGAAAAATGCTATCCTGTGAGCTGTCGGGCTTAAAACAAAATTGTTCCCTTGCAAAGCAATAATCTCGTAAACCGAATTCGCTTTTTGCTGACATTTTTCCGTATCCTGCGTCCAGCGTATAGTGACATTTACCGGTAAGACAGAAACGTCACTGCAATCCGCTCCGCCCAAACAAACAACTGAACCCGCTCGCGTGTCGGGTCCCATTGATACAGAAATACATTTCTCAACTGTTCTATCCATGAATCCGTTTTGGATTATATTTGCGTCCTGCAGGTCGGCTTTTTTCAGCCAACTCGCAACTGATAACGTTGTCATTATCATGATATTGTACCGCCTGAATATTTTTTCATAAAGTATGCGAAAATCTCCTGCGGCCTGTTCTGCTTTTTGCCCGTCAGAATGTCTTCCCACCATTCGCCTTTTGCATTGGTGTTAAACTCCTGATTGAAATTAAACTGCGGATTGTAATACAGAAAGGCCGCATAGGGTCCGGAGCTGACGATAGAAATTTCGCCTTTGCTCACTGCTTTTTCGTCAACATCCGTGTAAACATTTTGCAACGTTCCCTCCGCCATCGGAATTTGCTGGTCATCAATCTTTTCTGCCAGCAGTTTGTCCGCTGTCGCACGGATTGCCATCGTCGTGGAATTTAGAAGCTTTTCAACTTTGTCCGGATAAGGCTTGAAAGAAAACCCGCTCATCAAATCAACTCCACTGTTGCGAAGTCAAATTCGTTGCGTCTGTCCTTGCTGATGGTGCATGTTGCAATGGCATAGATACAACGATTCACTTCTATTGTTCCGCTGTCAAAAACTGTGTCCGCGAACGCTCTGCACACGGTGAAGATTCTGCCATAACTGCGCTTTTTTGAGCCGTCTTCCATCGTTATGATTTTCGACTTTTGCTCAAATCTGCATTTACATTTTGGCTTGTCACGTGCAACCTCTATTCCGTTTCCGTTCGTGTCATGCCCGTTGCATAAAACATAAGAGAATTCATCTTTAGATAATTTCTCCACCAATTTGCTGGCCATTGCAATTTCCTCCCAATCCTCGGTAGATAAGATGTTCCTCATTAAGGAACATTTTTGCGAACTTGCAAAGCGTCGTGGCGGGGTTGCCATTGGAAGATTCTCTCGTAACTGAGAGGTCGCCGAGCGAATAACTGGAAATTCCCGCATCGCTTTCCGGCGAAACATCATTTTCGTACCAAAAAGCAACCTGCGCCACAACCGCTTTTTTCACGCTTGCAATATGCAAAGCGCTTGTTGAAGAGAACGTTTTTCGTACTGCATGCCAGATTATTGATTCCGCATATTGTAGAAGCTTGTTCGCATTTCGCACGTTCGTGGCGTCCTGCAAATAGCCATCCTCCGCGAAAACTTTCCTCAGGTCTGCTTCAAAATCAATGTCAAAAACTGTGCCTTTGAACATTATTCATCACCGCTTTCCTCTTCGACGTCGGTACCCTCATCAGCGTCGTCGTCCGTTGCCTCAGAAGCCTCTTCCGGCGCTTCAACGAGCAAAGCAATATAAACATCCTTTGCGAGTTTTGGCTTCGTCTCGATACCCTTATCCATGCACATCTTGTAGAGCTGTTTTGCGGTCAGACTTGACAACGCAGATTCGGGCGCTTCCTGCGGAACTTCCGCAACTTCCAGCTCGGCTGATTCTGCAATCTTGTTTCTTAGCCACCTTTGGGCTGTGGCTGAATCAACATCAATCGTGTCGCCAACTTTGCGCTCGCCCTTGTACGCCGTATTTACAAGAAATTTTACAAGCATTTTTTAACCTCCCTTCCAAGAATTTTATTGCTTAATCAAGCAACCAAATAAATATCAACCTGAGAGCCGTTCAGAGCGGAATGCAGGTCAATTGTGTTTGCGCTCAAAACTGTTGCACTTGTCGCAACTGTCGGCGCTGTACCCTCACGGGCACCGCCCAGAGCGGCGAACAAAACTGTATTCGTCGGGAGCTTATACGGCAACCCAAGAACATCACCAAAACCAACTGCGCATGGAACATCCGCCCCATCCATTGCCGGTATTGTGACCTTTGTGATATCCGCGAACGCTTTCGTTCCGGCAACTGTGCCTTGAACATTCACAGTGAACGCCGGGAGCGTTTCCGTTATCACATTGCCCTCCATATCGTGACCCTCGACGATAGGCGCAACCGCTTTCACGTCTGCCGCTGTGCCCGTGGCAAGCGCTTCAATCGTCACATTGCGGGGAATTGCAGGCTGTGTGAATCCGGACGTCTTAACCGTCGCAACTGTTGCAGAAGTGGCAAAAGAAGCAAGAATTCCGTCTGCGTCTGCGGCAACTGCATCAGCCGCGGGAATCGAGATGTGAGCAAGAAAACCTTTATCAACTGTAAAACCTGTGACATGAGTTTGCAAAACCTGTCCCAAACCAGGATTTTCGGGATACCAACCGCCCATATTATTGACCTCCAAAAATTAAATTATTTGTTTACAGGCTCGGAGCGAGAATTGAGAAAGGATACGGATTCACCAGGTCTTTGTTGAACGCTGTCAACGGATTGGGAACCTGCCACGCCACACGCATGACCGCTCTCAGAGCAACCATGTCTTGCTGGGCAAGGTTGTAGATTATCGCGCCGGTGCTGTCCTGAATGACCGCTTCCGTGAGTATTTTGTACGTCACGTCCTGGCGCATGCAGTAAGCAATTTGTTTGAAGTCGCCGGAAATCATCAGGGCTTTTGTCGGGTCAAATGCGCCGTTCAGCGGGAAAACGCAGGGAGCGCCATCGAGGTCATACTTCGTGGAATCCTGCATATTGTTCTTGAAAAGCGGCTGACCATCAGCGCCTCTCAGGCCACGGAACTTTGCCCGCATGCTGACCGCAGAAAGATGTCCGTTGACAAGGAAACCGTCGTTTTCAACCATAGAAACGGTGCCGTCTTCGCCGAGCAGGTCATCGTAAAGGTCTACGCCGGTGCCAAGGGTGACGATCGAATTTGCGGCTGTTGCGGCGGTGAAAAGGTCATCCGGCCACACGTCGGGAGCATTCACGCCAAACGCCACAGCGGCGTCAAAAGCAATGCCGAACGCTTCCATGATTCTGGGCTTTACTTCGCCCCAGATGTCATATTCGGCGTCATCGAGGACTGCTTCCGGAATGGGAACGATAACGGCAAGCTCTTCAGCGTCGAAGTATTTGTTGCCCCACGCCTGCTTGCTGGTCTGTTTGAGGCCCGTGTCGCCGTCAACAAAATACGCTGTCGGCAATGTGCTGAGAACGCGAATGCGCTTCTGTTTGCGTGACATATCCGGCGCCCGTGTCGCCAACTGCATAATGAAAGAATTCTGGGGGACGCCCTGAATTATTTCTTTTGCGGCTTCTTCCGGAATCAGCGCTTCAGCGCCGGTGCGATCGATTTTATCGGTATAACCGAAGAACTGTGTGCCAATAAATATGATTTTTTTCATTAAATTAACAACCTCCAAAAATTATTTTATAACTTGCCTGCCATACTTCTTATGGCTGAATTCATGTCCGGAGCCCCGCCGCCTTTGTTGCCTGCGCCGTTCGGGTCCGACCCTCCTTTTCCGCCCTTTTTGCCATCGCTTGAAGCGGGCCAAAGGTACGGCTTTTCAGAGCGTATCCGTTCAACTTCCTCTTCTGCGCCGGAAATAACTTTCCCGTCTTTGTCCGCTTTTATTGCGGAACGATTCACAAACTGAAGAACGTCTTTCGGGTCAATGGCGTCCTTTGCCAAACTGATGATATCCGCATTCAGATTTGATTCTGCAAGCTGTGCCACAAGCTGAAGATTGTCCGCCACAAGCTTGTCCAGCTTTGCTTGGGAATCTGCGTCCAGCGTTCCGCCTTTTTGCAAGCCCTCAATCAACTTGTTTGCCGTCTCTGCGGCTGTCTTGAACTGCTCCCGTTGCGCCACAACTTCCGAGAGCCTGCTGGATGGCACAAATTCCGCCGCCGCTTTGTTGTTGATTATTACATCATAACCAAGCTTTCCAAGGCGCTCAGACAAGCCTTTAAACGTTTCTGCGGTGCTGTCTCCCTCACCGAATTCCGTTGCATGCTCTGTCACAACTGCGTCTATGTCCGCGAAATGTTGCACACCGACAAAGAACCTTTTTTTCATTGACTTTTTCCTCCGATTTTCTCATGTTTTTACGGCACAAGCGCCTTTCACAAATGTTTACCTGACGTCGCCGTCAAACTGTTATACATAAAAACGAGAGCGCCTTTCGGCACCCTCATTCTTAAGACTATGTTATTCGCTTTTACGGCTTCACAGGTTCGTTGTTCTGAAACGCTGTCGTGAAAACGTTTGCAATGTCGTTCAGCAATCTGTCGCCTGTAACAAGCTCGCAACCGTCATAAAGAAACCAACCATCGGGCATTCTGCTGGGATTCGCAATCAGGAACGTTTTTCCGTCTGCTGTCGTGATTTGATAGGATTGATTTTTGATATCCCACATGAGCTTTTTGACATCGCCAAACATAATCATAAGGCTTTCGAATCTTTCCCGTTGCATTTTCATCCCGTATGTTTCCATTGTTTTTTCCTCCAAAAACTGTTTCATATTTCAGCAACGTTTGCTGATGTATATACTATAACACATTTTCACGCATTTGTAAACACTTTTTTAAAAATATTTTTACTTTTTTTCTGACGCCTAAAATTGCTCATTTTATGCATGTTTCAGGATTGCTTCAGAGGCGCTTTGGGCGCTTGTTCGTTTTGGCGTGTTAGTCCATCCTTGTTTGAACAAGGCGCTCTTTTTCCGTGCATTTCCCGCCATTTAGAACGTTGTCCGGCTTCTGCTCGTAAACGTCACAACCAATGACGTTATAATCCTCGGGCTCGACGTAAATGCAATCGCGACAATCAAGCCGGCTGTTCAATATTGGCTTAAATTCCGCCGGGTCCGCCGCAATGCCCTCAGGGCTCAAATTGCTGTGTCCCTTTGTGTTGTCTTTGCCTGCCATTGTAATCACTCCTCTCTGCGTATAGCTTCCGCAAAGTCATTCTAACACGATTCTCATCAAATGTAAACAATTATTTTTAAACCGTTTCGCAAACCATAATTGTGTTGGCGCCCAAACCTGCCTTTGAAGAAAAATCATTATAATCAGAATCACCATACTGCACAACCTTTATGATTCGAAACTTTGTGCCTGCGTCCAAAATTGTTTCAACCTCACTTCCGCCTTGATAGTTTGAGAACGGCTGTGCATAAATTGCTTTTGCGCCCGGATTAACTTTTATAATCATGCCAATGTCGCCGCTCCAGCTCCCCGATGAAAACGTGCAACAACTTGAAAATGCAGGCTCTTCAAAAATTGCCTGTCCTTTTGCTTCGTTCGCTGTCTTCGCAAACGCCCTCATCTCGCTTGACCCTGCGCTGTCATCGAAACCAAAATATGATTTCAATGCGCTTTTGCCGACAGAACGTTTCACCACAAATGGCTCTTGCACCGGCTCCGCTTCATTAAACAAGCGCCGCAAATGACCAATCATTTCGTTGCCATAGTCATATTCATTGTCTGAAACTCCAATGCCTGCAGAATTGTGCCCTGACCCGCTCGCAGTTTGATGACGATTGTTGTTGCGGATTGTTTGATTATAAGCTCCGCTTCCCACTGTGTAATCATACAGGGCATATGCTGATTTTTCGCCAAGATTGCCATTTTTGAATGTCGTTGCGTCCTCAATTTTTTCTCTCAGCTGTCTGTGTAAAGCGGTCAAAGGCTCGCTTCCATAATTGCCAGGTGTGAATTTTGATTCTGCGTCTGCAATCTCTGAATTCAGCTTTGCTGTTGTTAAAAGCTTCTTTCCTGTGAGCTTTTCAACATCTTTTATGGCTTTTAACGTGAGCTTTTTGTCCAGCTCAAACCCTGCTTTGTCATACCTGCTCACAATGCTTGACGATATATCTATGGCATACTCATCGCGCTCTTGTTCTGTAAGTGGGCCCAGTTTGTAAGCTTTCGTCAACTTTGCTTTGGCAGGCTTCGCCGCAAGCTTTGCATTGATTTTCGCTTGCTTCTCCATGTCTTTCTTAATGCTTTCCAGCATAACTTTTTTATTATTAACATGTTTTTGCGCCTGCTCAGAAAACGTAGATATGAGGCCTGTATGGTCGTTTATCCAGCTTATTTCAAACTCGACTTTTGACAGGTCTCCCTCAACTTTGTCTTTCAGAAGCTCCATGTCCTTTTTCTGAACAAGCTTATATTTTTTCTTTGCCAACCATTGCTCGTGATAATTCAAGTCTGGATTGTTTGCGTCCGCTTCGTGTTGCTTCAATTGCGCTGTGGCTTCTGCCGCTGTCATGGAAGTGTTATTCTGTAAATCGCTCTTAAACGTTTCAAACTTCTGTGCATACTGCTCATTTACTGTGAGCTTTTTTGGCAGGTGAAGCTTTCCTTTGTATGGCTCTACTTGCTGAAGCTTTTCAAACAACTTCATTTTGGCGAATGGACTATAATCTCCAGCAAGCGCTTCTTGTTTCAACATATAGCCATTGGTCCCTTTGTAATTTAATGTCAGCTTCCCGCTATTGACCTGTTGCAATAACAAATCCTCCAGCATTTGCTCAAACAAATACGGGTCATTTTGCTGTATCTCGTCAAGCTTGTCACTTGCAATTAATTTTGGATTCGGCTTCTTTTCCTTTGGCGCTTTGGGTGCTGGTGCTGGTGCTGGTGCTGGAATTGGCTGTGGCTGTGGCTGTGGCTGTGGCTGTGCTTTCGGTGTGCTTGCTCCGCCTGCTTGCATGCTGTGTATTTGATTCTTTTTGTTCGTAACTGAAATATTACCTTTCGGCGGATATCCTACAACCTGTTC